AGAAGAGAACATTTATTACTTATACCTGCATCAAAGGCTTTTCTACATATAATAGCATCATGGTTACCTATACATACATCTGCTACAGGAAAAGCATCATACCATTTAGCTATATCATCTATAGCTCTCTGTAATTCATCTCCTGCGCTATAGCCATCAGGATCAGGAGCATGAAAGCTACTATAATGCGAATCTATGCAATCTCCAATAAATATTACTTTATTACAATTATATTTATCATAGATATTTTTAGCATGCTCTAAATAGCCTTTTTTTATAAATGGAGCGTGAAGATCTCCTATAACTAAAATGCGCTGCTCATTATTTCTAAGGCGCTTTATATGTTTGATCTCATTAGGCTTTAGGCGGTATCTATTGCTTTTTTGCATCTTTACCAAGATCTGCCATACCTGTACCTAAAATAAGCGCTATAATGCTATATAAAATTGATTCTAACTGTACAGGATCTAAATTAAAAGTATCTGATAAAAATGTTACTAATACACCTACTACAGCATACCAAAATTTTTTACTTTTTACCATTTTACCAATTATGTATTTTTCTAAAAATTTATCCATCATATTTATATTTAATTGTTAATTCTATTTTATCCTCTTCTGTTTCTAATATTTTTGCCATTAAATAATCCATAGCTTTTTTACTATTTAATACTTTATCTTTATCTCTATATTCTCCTACTAATACGCATCCGCTAGTATCTTTAGTAGTATTACCTCTATGAAATAGAATATAATCTCTATTAGGTACATCTTCTAGTATTAAATGTATATAGTTATAGCTTGCGGATTCGTTTCTATATCTTTTTTTACAAATGTATTTTCCTGTAGGTATGCATGATACATTTTTTTTATTATTTAAATCAGGTAGCTCTAAAGTATGCGCTATAAATTCAGATGATAAATATAATTTACCTAAGATGTATGAGCTTGTAATAGTATCTCTAACTAAAAGTAAACTATCTACCCTGCCCTCTGTACTTTTTTGCATAATTTTTAGAATGTTTATGATTTGAGATTTTGCTTTTGGCGTGAACATTTTTACGTTTAGTTTTAGGCTTTTGCCAATATGTAGAAATATTTTTTTTCAATCCTCAGTAATCTTATAAAAGAGCTTATATAATGTAAATATTATAGCTAATAGTAATGATATAAAAGTAAGTATCTCATTTACTGTTACTAAACTAACGCCCCATGCTCCGCTATTTGCTAGTAGTACCTGCGTTGTATCTTTTAATTCTTTCATTTTTTACTTTATTTAAATAGCTTTTTAAAGCATTTTCATTTTTTACTTTTGGCTTATAATTACCTCTTTTCATTATAATAAATCTGCAGTTAAAAAATCATCTAAGCTAATGCCTCTAATTTTATTTTGCTCACTTTCTAAATTCATACCGCTATAGTAAGCTGTTTTTTTAGGATGTATATCTGCGCCTGTATTAGATGAATATTCAGGGAATAAGCTAGTATTATTTTTTAAATATTCTACTGCTCTCTCTCCATAATATTCCGCAGTATTTAAAATCTCTGATCTTAAAAAATCTAATTCTTCTTTACTTATTGCTGTATCTGTATCATTAGATTTACTAACTACGCTATTATTTTGAATTTTATAATTTATAAAAGGTAACGCTTTATAAAAAGTATAATGCGCTAATGCATCTGCTATATAATCCTCTACTAATATTTTATAATTACCTGTTAATGATGATCCGCTTATATCTGTTTGTAATTTTTCAAAAAGATCTGTACCTAATATAGGCTCTATGTATTGCTTTTGTGCGTTAATCATATATGGTAATATATGCTCCATATCTACTGATCCATTAATAGCAGTAGTATCTCTTAATTTTTGTTGACTAATAAATAATATATATGCCATAATTAAACTTTTTGCGTTTTAGTACTTCCTGCCTCTTTATCTCTATAATCTAATTTAGGTACTCCTGCATCTTGCGGTATATAGCCTTTATTTCTAGGATAGTAATTACTTAATTTATCAGTAGGTAAATAATCTCCTTTTTTATACTCTACATTATCAATAATCATTTTTTTAGGAGCTTTTTTTAATACATATAATCTCCTAAGCCAATAATGCCTACAGTTATAAGATCCTTTGAATCTAAATATACTATAGTATCCAAATTCTGTATTAGCTCTGCTAGTAGTCATTTTTGTAATATCATCTCTAGTAAATAGGCTACCATAATGCTTATTCCACATATGCCTACAAAACTCTCTACTAGTAGCTATAGGCGCTCCTCCTCTATAAACGTATCTAATTTTATATAGCCTACTATCATATCTAGATACTCCTGCTTTTCCTGATGGCTGTATAGCTCCTTTATTTATTGCTAATTCTATATTATTTTTATCCTCCTCTTCGCAATCTACTTTATCCTCTTCTATTAATTCCCATTCATCATTTAAATCATCCTCTTGCTCTAAAGTTAAATTATCAATATAAGTTATAACCTCTTTATCAGATGGAGTATAAGATAATGATAAATTAGTTATTTGTGAATGATCTGCGCATGGCATATAAACGTCTTTACCATTTAAATTATGTACATGATAACCGCTACATCCTAGATCCTTAGCTTTTGCCTCAGCCTCTTCTATAGTATCATAAACAGGTAAGCCATCTATATCTCCTACTTTAGCATACTTATCTTTATGTTTTTCTGTATGCTCTGCTACTACTTCCTCTGCTACATCTAAAGGCTCTAAACCTAATTCTGCTCTTATTTCATCTCTAGTTAATACTTCTTTTAATGTATCTATGCCATATTTTCCTATAGGTTGATACTGCTCTATAGATATAGGTAAATTAAAATTATTTACATCTAATATTTTATTTAACGCAGATAATAGTATATTTTGATATGGCTGTACTACGCTTTTTAAATACAATTCATACGCCTCTAAAATTTCATTACGCCCTCCTAACTGCCCTGCAGTTCTAATACCTAATAACATAGGGCTAGTTATTCTATGCCCTACCATAATATTTTCATTTACTAATTCATTTAGTACTGTATATTGCTTATCTGCGTTTGATACTTGTATAGGCTGTATATCAGGCTTTCTATTAGCATCATCATTAAAAGAAAGTACAAATTTTCCTGCGTTTGTACTGCCCGAAAATTTACGTTTTATACTATTTTCTATCTCCATACGCTCCTCTGCGGATGGGATGCCATTATTCATATTAATCCAAAAGCTAGGGCTAAAGCCATTACTAATATTACTTAGATGATATTCAGATATATGCTGTGAGCATAAAATAAAATTAGTACATGATAAATAATCAGGTACGCTATACATATCCATACCTGCAGAGTATCTACCGCCATATAGTAATACGCTAGGATTAGATCTATCATTAGGATTAAATGCAGGTATGCTATAGGGATTATTTTCTTTTTTTCTATAATTATTCCAATCTGAGCTGATATAATAGGTATCTATTTTACCTAAATCATTAGGCTTACCTATTCTAACTTTAGCTACAGATACATGATGTATCTCTGCTATAGTTTGCCTATCTCTACTCCATATAATATTAATAGCATATGATCCAAATAATTTTAAATCATGCGCTACTTTTTTCATTACTTCATGTACAGATTCTTTACTGTTTGCTTTTGCTAGAAATTGCTTTAATTTAGCATAAGTTTCTACATTACTATTATCCTCTACTATAAAACTTTCTCCTGCTATCATATCTGCAGTAGAATTAATTATACTAGCATGAATACCGCTACCATAATAAAGATCTAGTAAAAACTGAGGATAGTTATTATTGCCATAGGTATTATCATGTATGCCATACTCTATCCATTCTTTACCTCTAGCCTCTTGTACTTTAGGAGCGGTTTGCTGTTCTAGAAATATCTGCATTAATGGAGGTACGTTACTTTTTTTATTCATTATATCATGTTTAAATGAGTATTTACTCTTTTTATTAAATCTAAGCTATAACTGCTATATATTTGTACTTCGTATATTTTTCCTGCAAAATGATTATGATTACCTGCTCTCTGCCCTAATGTATCTAAAAATAGATTACCTGATAATACCTCTGTATCTGTTTGCGCTACGCCATCTAAGTAAAAAGTATTTACATCACTAGAATCTCTAGCTAGCATAACTGTATGCTTTTGCCCTGCAACTAAATTTGAGCTTAAAGTAATAAAACTAC